CCCCTGCTACAATGCAAACACCGAACGAAAGTTCGGTAAGCGCAAGGAGGAAGAAAAAATGAAGGCAGCTATAACGCGAGAGCAACTCGCTCAACTATCAATAGAGAAGCTAATGATTATTGCTGAGATTGTAGAAGCAATGTTAGATAGTCAGCAAGCCGCTCCTGATTCTGTGGCGTTAGCTGAGACACCCCAAAGAGTATGTGGTTGATGAGGGCTTCCTTTGTGCCGATCGGAGCAATATCAACATCGTATCCCAGCAGCCATAATGGATTGATTTTAAGCTTGTCAGCAATATCTAACGCTACGTCAATCTTAGGGGTACGCTGACCGAGTTCATAACGATTAAGGGTTTGTGCCCGCACTCCTGTTAGCTTTTCGATATCAAGCAGGGTAATGTTTTCAGTTGTGCGGTACTCTTTTATACGAGCACCAATATCGCTTATTTTATCCATAGTATATCACCTCGCGTACAGTATAATATGTCGCATCACCATTTGCAATGATTTTGTTCAAAAAGACGTTGACAATATCACCGTGCGGTGATATGATTAAATCACCGAATGGTGATAAGAACGAAAGGAGTGAGAAAATGAATCTTGGTAAATTGAAAGGCGAGATTATAGCGAACTATGGCTCACAAAAAGCTTTTGCCCAGCATATCGGCTGGCCGCAGAATAAAGTATGCCGCTTGGTAGCGGGCAAGTATAAACCGGATACAGATGATGTAGATATTATAGTTAAAGCATTGAATCTTGATAAAGAGGGGTTTTTAGCAGTTTTTTTACCTGCGATATCACCAAATGGAGATGAAACAAAGGAGCGTAATTGAAGGGTATGAAACGTTTATCGGTTATCACAGAGAAAGGATATGCGTTAATGGCCGCTATTGATGCTGGCCTGCTGGAGGAAACTGAAGATGGCTGGAATACTGAGAAGTTTGAAAAATTCTGGGCACAGTTTACCCAATCGAGGGAGGAAAACCCAATAAAGCACTCAGTAAAATGGCTAAAACGGATGTGGCCAATGAGACGATAATTGGGATTAAAACGGAGCGAAACAAAAATGATTTGAATTCATCACGAATGATGCTGCGGTACTCGCGTCCCTTGTGCTCAATTTGCAATGCGGTGACAATGCCGGAGTGGCTTGATTGCAGATGTGAAATACAATTCATGTCTTCAAGAGAACGACATATTTCACAGGCTTCTTCAATGCTTACTTTACCGGAATTGATAATTGCATCGGCAAATAAAGACTGCTGAAATATAGAACCCGCAGGAAACGTTGCGTTGAGAATGTTCATAACAATTTTCTGTTTTCGCGTCATAATACAACCTCCATTTTTTCAACATTATACTACAAGATGGCAAGAAAGGGGAACAAGTGAACGTGGAAAGATTAACGCATGAGAGAGTTAATGGCATCAAAACAGGTTATTGGAGTGCAGCTACCAAAGATAAAATTATTCAGAAGCTTGCGGCCTATGAGAATACGGGCTATGAACCGGATGAAATACACGCGGCCATTGAACGAGCGGCTGAGGGTGGCCAAACCAAGGCCGCGATTATCATGGCAGAGTGCGTTGCCGGAGCTATAAAAGGAGCCCTCGAAGAAAATGAGCGAATAAATGGGAGCACACAAGCGAAAAGGAACATAGAAGCATGAAGCCGTATATAGTGTATTTCTTTATTAAAGAGAATCGAACGGAATATCTTGCCGATGTAGTTATTGAGGCCGCGTCAGCAAAGGAGGCGTGTGCGCGCTGCAAAGAATGGTACTTTAAGAAGACAGGTAAAAACGCATTTCGCCCGACTACAAGCATAAGTGATGAAACCCAAAAGTGGTACGCAGAGCATGACCGCCTTGCGATACTTAACATCAATAAATGAGGAGAAACAAATATGTCAAAGGAATTTAGCATTGGAGCACTCAGGGCGAGGGATAACTTTGAGATGAGCCGCAGCGACATTGTGGCAAAAATGGTTGAGCGAATGGAGATATATGCTGTAGCTTGTGAGGAAATGGCCAGAAATGAATCGGTTCGTCCGGAACTGCGAAACAAGCTGGTACAGCACTTATATGCTTGCTTCTGCGAACTTTCGGATTTTCTTATTAACGTTATAGGGATAGAGATATATAACCCTGTTACCGGTAGACTTATTTCAGCAGAGTTGTTCGATAGGGTTTATCTGGGTGAAGCAATACTGGCATCTAAGCTATCCTGCGACAAAAAGCAGCATGATGACTGAGCAGGTTAAAAACTCTATGAAAGGAGACAAAAAATGTATATAACAAACATATGGGGCGGAGTATTCAGCTTCTTTATACCGGGCGTGGTATTCGGTCTGATGATAGCCATTGCCATTGTTGAGGGATTTGTTATCCGTGAGCGCAGACGAGAACGGCAGAAGTCTGTTAAGAGGGAAGAAAAATGAGCATGGAAGTTGTTGCAGCATATAGCCAAGAAACGCTTGAGGCGATTGCGGCAGAATATAAAGCCGCTTATGAAAGCGTGGTGCATACCGTGCAGCATCTTCAGGCTGCCGCCAACAAGTTGGCGCTATATGAGCCGCTGCCCGTGGCGGAACAATGGGTGCGCACATGGGGCGAAACGGTGAATAAAAAGACTGCCGCCAAAATGCTGGGCGTAAGCATAAGCCAAGTAAACCGCCTGATAGCTAATGGCGATTTGGTTACAACTACATCGGAGGACGGGCGGAGCCGTGTAATAGTGCGCGCCGCGGCGGAGTATGTTGCAATGGCATCGCGGCGCATAAAGCCTGCGCCCAAGGTCCCTATGACGCGCAAAGGCAATCCGATTAGGTTTATTCCGTAATAGATAGAATGGCAAATATACTATATGAAAATGGCCGGCATGGAAGGGGATTCCATACCGGCCGTGACGCACAAAAGTGCGCCGCCTATCCATACCTATTATAGCATTATCGGAAATGAAAAACAAGCTTGTGGAAAAGCTTTTCGGGCTTGTATTGCGTATTAACACAGCGACAACAAGCGGAAAATGCAATACACACAAGGTATGGTTATGGCGGCGTGAAGCGTTGTCAATGGGAACGTGGAATAAATGCCATGCGATATGCGAGAAGAATAGCAATGCTGTTCCGTGGAACGTAGAAATGGACAAGCTGAAGTTTGTTCGGGCCTTTATGCCGCGAAAGCCCATTGACATAAGCAAGCGCCAATATGCTATGGCGCAGCCCTGCCCCTATACGGGGCGGGGCTTGACCACCCAATAGCAAAGAAAGCAGCTCATACTCGCTGCACTAACGGGAGGAACGGTATGCTGTATGGCGATGATATAACAAGTTTATATGACATTGACAATCCCGAAGAAGAAACAGGCATAGAGCTTGCGGAAACGGTAAGGTCTAAGGCGATAGAAAACTACCGCGTGAAGCTAACGAAGCCCGGTCCGATGCTTGAAATAGAGGCTTACCCGGTATTGAAGCATAAGAAGGAGATGCAGAGGGCAAAGAAAGCTAAGAAAACGTCAGCGGCGCAGGCCCGAGTAAATCAGCGAAACGCCGCCATGAAACTTAACAGGCTTATTCAGCATAATTTCCCAGAGTACGAAAGTTATGTGATAGGTCTTGACTATGAGATATCGCCAACACCAGAACAGGCAGCCAAGGACAGGGAAGCATTTATACGCGGCCTGAGACGGCTGTATAAGAAAAATGGTGTTACGCTGAAATGGCTTGCAGTTACGCCGTGGACAACTAAAACGGGAGCGCCAACAAAACGCTTGCATCATCACATTGTTATAACTGGTGGTGTGGATGAAAACGCTATACGCGCATTGTGGATGCGCCGCGGCAATGGCCGTATACACTTAGACCCATTGCAGCCGGATGCAAACGGCGTCACGGGGCTTGCGAAGTATCTGGCTAATCATTTGCATGGGGCCAAGCGCTGGACGGGGAGCAGAAACCTTGTGATGCCGCCGAGTATATATCCTAAAAGACATATGTCAAAGGCTCGGGCATATACGCTGGCGATGGACTACGAAGCCGCAAGAACCATATTCGAGCGGCAGCATAAAGATTACACATTTGTATCGATGGAGGTGCGGTTTTCCGATTATGTTGATGGAGCATATATTTATGCCCGCATGCGAAAAAAGAACACCGCGCCGCGGCGGAGGTAAACGTGGAGAGAAAATATGAAATAACCCAGTGCATAAACGGTGAAAGCATAGTGCTCTTTACAGCGAGCAATATGGCTGAATTGTGTAAGGCATATCGGCATTTTCGGCCTGATAGCCCATGGTATCAAGACAAGCCATATATACGTATGCGCATATGCGGCAATATCATGCCGATATACAAGGCTGAGAAATTGTGTATGAAGCAGCACGGCGAAACGGATTGATAAAAACAAGAAGGAGATATACAGCATGAAAATTAAAAGCATTGCAGCCCTATGCAAAAAAGTGAGACACGCAGTAATAATGGACAGCGCAAGCGCAGACGGTAGTATTGTACAATTCATTGGAGATGGCAATGCTGCATACATATGCGATGGCTTGCCGACAGTGGAGGAAGAAAGCCTGCTGGCGATATTTGATGTGCCGCAGGAACAACGCAATACTTGGCATGTGAAACGGTCAAACGTATATGATATGCTGCTCACGAGCAACGATATGCCACTATATGAGAGCAGGGTACATATAACATACGGCGGTAAAGAACTTATACCGCTATACACACATACGCGCAGAATTGTGTTTATAGATGCTAAATATCTGGCGCCGCTTGCAGATAACCCTACAATGGAACTGTATCTGCGCAATGCGAACTCTACGCCTGTGGTTGCAGCTAAGACAGGTTTTATAGACCTTGCAATCATAAGCATATACAAGGCAAAGGATAAAGCTATGGCGGAGGAACTTAAAAGAATAGCTGCATATGTGCAATATACGGTATCGATTGCCGATGACGGCAGCGAGAGTGGCCAGTGCTCAATAGAGCTTGAGCAGGAAACTGAAGATTGAAATAAGGCTATGCCGCGGCGGCACATTTAGAAAAGTGAAAGGAGGGCAAATATGATGGAGATAACGAAAGAACAGCGTAGAGAAATGCAGAAAAGACTGAGCCGCTGGGGCACGGTTATATGGATGAGGACAAAACAACAGGAAAAGATAGAAGCCCTTAAAGAGCGCCGCGATGCATTATGCGACGCACATACGCCGCTGCCGGACGGCCAACCGCACGGCACAACGCCGGGCGACCCAACGGCAAACGCGGCAGCACAACGCGAGAAGCTTCGTGCGGCTTATGACAAAGCCATAGATGAGTTGTGCGAAAGCATAGATATGATGCTGCGCGAGTATGTGCAGCTTGACGGTGCGATACTTCAGCTGCCACACATACAGCAGCGTATAATCTATGCGCGCTATGAAGTGCATGAATGCAGCGGGAAAATGTATAGCCGCGGCGGAGACTCCGTTGATTCGCATCAATCGTGGGCCGATATAGCAGAACGGTGTAACGTTTCTGCGACAACGGCGCGCCGCCTTCATGCCCTTGCTATAGATGCACTTATAAAAAATATTGGGCAAAATTAAAAGTTGGACACTTTTGGACAGATTTGGCGAATTTTATATGTTATAATCTTAATGTGGGAAAGAAGGAGAGCAAATGCCGAGACTGGTTACGTGCCCGCATTGCGGGCGTGTACATAGCAGCGCATATCATTGCAGTGATAAGCCGCGGCGGGAGTATGTGCGCAGAGAAGCAGAAAAAGGACGCTATACGTCTGCATGGCATCAGAAAGCTAAAGAGATAAAAGAGCGAAGCAACTATCTGTGCGCCGTGTGCCTTGACAATCGGATTCTAACCTATGACGGTTTGGAGGTGCACCACATAGTTAAGATCGCGGACCGACCAGAACTGTTGCTTGAAGATAGCAATCTTATATGCCTGTGTGTGCAGCATCACAAGCAGGCGGATAGGGGATGTATATCACCTGATTATCTTATGCGCCTGGCGCGCCTTCGGGATACTCCCCCCCGATAGATGACGGCCTTCTGAGCTGAGAATGCGAAAACCACACGGCCCCAGCTGAATATAAAAAATTCCCAAAACCGAAAAATCGGAGAAACGGAGGTTGATATGGCCAGACCGAGTAAAAGCGTGGCTGTTTTAGCCGCCGAAAAGCAATCGCATCGTGCAAAGGCGGAATTGAAACAGCGAGAAACGGCTGAAAAAGAACTTGCAAGCGGAAAGCGACTGAAAGAGCGGGCGGAGGTAAAAGCTGACCCGGTAGCACATAAGGAGTATTTGAGAGTATCAGGACTGCTTGCAAAAATAAAGAAGAACGATGCACTATACGAGCGTATAATAAACGATTACTGCAAGCTGCAAGCCGAGAGTGCGGACATGGAGAACATAAAGGCGGAGTTTAGAGCATCGCGCGAACAGCTTGAAAAGGAATATAGAAGCGGCATGTTATCGGACGAGGACGGTGGGCTTAAACCGTCCTCGTACTATCGACTAATGGCAAGCATGCAGGCAAATATACTTGCTCTCGATAAGCAAATACAAGCGAAGCGCAAAATGATGATGGACATAGAGCGCGAATGTGCGATGACTATATCCGCAGCACAACGCAGTATACCGAAGCAACCAACCAAAGCAAACCCACTTGCCGAATTGCTCAAAGGTGATGTGTAATGGTTGAATCCGGCCCTGCGGTAGCGTATGCGCGATGGTGCACTGCAAGAAGTAACCACAAAGTGCCGCGCTATGTTAAAAAGCAGGCCAAACAGTTCCTCGACATAGTGGCGGGCAAGGACATGGAAGCGCATATAGACGAGAGAGCATATGCGCGTATATGTAATCTTTTGCGTATAATGGTGCATCCAGATATTGGCAAAAGTCTATACGATAGCCTTGAGGACTATGCGTGGTTGCTGATAACCGCAGTATTCTGCGTTAAGGACAATGAGAATCGCCGCTACTATAATACGGCCGTACTTGAAATAGCCCGCAAGAACTTCAAAACGTTCAACGCGGCAATAATCTTTATATTGCTTATGCTAACAGAACCGCAGTTTTCGCGGTTCTTTTCAGTTGCGCCAGACTTGAAACTTTCGAGCGAACTGAAACTTGCGATACGCAAGATAATAAAGAGTTCGCCGCTTCTGGCTGATGATGGAGTATTCCGTGTGCTGCGCAGCGAGATACGCTGTAAGTTGACAGATAGCGAATATACACCGCTTGCATATAGTCAGGATAGAATGGATGGCAAACTTGCCAACGCTTTCCTTGCTGATGAGGCGGGGGCAATGGATTCATACCCCATTGAAGCCATGCGATCATCACAGATAACTTTGAAATCAAAGCTTGGCATAATCATATCCACCCAGTATCCCAATGATGGCAATGCTATGATAGATGAAATAGACATTGCTAAGAAAACGCTGGATGGGTTACTTGATAATGCAAGGCGCTTTGCATTGCTGTATGAGCCGGATGATGAACTGCTTACAAATGACCAATGGGAGAATAACGACTTTGTAATATATCAGGCTAATCCTGTAGCAGTAAACAACAAGGATGTATTTAATGCTATACGGGACATGCGCGCTATGGCCGTATTATACGAAAACAAGCGTGAGAACTTCCTGTGTAAGCATTGCAACATCAAGTATAAGGGCCTTGGCGTCGAGGGGTATGTGGATATAAACAAGGTAAAGGCATGTCGCATAGAGGATAACCCCAACTGGTGGCGCGGACGGCGTGTATATCTTGGTATGGACTTATCGCAGACGGATGATAATACAGCAGTTGCCATGGTTACCGAAGAAGATGGTGTAATATACGCCAAGGTATGGGGCTTCGTGCCGGCCGATAAGGTGGCGTATAAAAGCAAGAAGGAAGGCGTTGACTATAAACGGTTGATAGCTCAGGGCGTATGCTTTGCCTGCGGGGATGAAGTCATAGGCTATGATTTCGTTGAACAGTTTATTTTGGAGTTACAGGACAAGCTTGGGGTTGTTATCGTGCAAGTTGGATATGACCGCTATAACGCTATATCTACGGTGCAGAAACTTGAAGCGGCGGGGATTGAATGCGTGGAAGTGCGGCAGCATTCAAGCGTGCTGCATAGCCCTACCAAACTCCTGCAAGAAAAGATACTTAGCAGGAAATTTGCATATAACGAGAACAGAATGCTGGAAATAAACTTTGAAAATGCGCGCTGTACGGAGGACACAAACCGCAATAAGTACGTTAACAAAAAACGGTCAGCGGGCAAGGTGGATATGGTAGTTGCAATTATAAATGGCGTATATTTGCAAGAGCAAGAAGACCTATACGGCATGGATTTTGTTATTCAAACTTAGGAGGGTTGCATGGGAATATTTGATATATTTCGAGGTGAAAAGCGCGCGGAGAGGCAGGTGAGTTTTGATGACGAACTGCTTAAAGCGCTGCTAAGCAGCGAGAAAGTGACGCGAGAAACAGCGCTGCAAATACCGGCAATATCCAGCGGTATAGAGCTTATTGCAGGAATAATTGCCAGTACCCCAATTAAGCTTTACGTTGAGAAGGATGGGAAAACCGATGAAGTAAAAAATGACCTAAGGCTTAGGCTGCTGAACGATGAGACAGGGGACACGCTAAACTCAAATGAGTTCTGGCGCGCAATGATACACGATTATTATCTTGGCCGCGGCGGTTACGCATATATAAACCGCAGTCGCGGTCGTATAGTGTCGCTGCACTATGTAGATTCGAGGCACATAACCATTCTGCGCAGTACGGACCACATATTTAAGGATTATGATGTGTGCGTAGACGGCGTGCGTTATGCACCGCATAATTTTATCCGAATACTGCGCAACACTTGTGATGGTGCAGAAGGTACGCCGATAACTGCTGATAACTCAAAAATAATCGAAACGGCTATGCAAACTCTGCGCCTTGAAAGCTACTTTGCGAAAAAAGGCGGTAATAAAAAAGGCTTTATAAAGTCTAAAAAGAAACTGGACCAAGGGGCAATAGATAGGCTGAAAGAAGGCTTTGCACAAATGTATTCTAATGACAGCGACAACGTTGTTGTGCTTAGCGACGGCCTTGACTTTCAGGAAACATCAAGTACATCGGTAGAGATGCAGCTTAACGAGAACAAGAAGACTAATGCGGATGAGTTTGCGAAGCTGTTCCACGTCCCCGTGGATACCATGGAGGGTAAGACGAAAGATATGGCGGCACTTGCCAAACTCGCAGCGATACCGCTTATGACTACGATACAATGTGCGCTAAATGCGAGTTTGTTGCTTGAGAAGGAGAAAGGGAGCCATTATTGGGCATTTGACACTAAAGAACTGCTGAAGGGCGATATAAAAGAGCGATATGAAGCATATAAACTTGCGCTTGACGCGAATTTTATGCAAGTAGATGAGGTGCGTTTCGCTGAGGACCTTGCGCCGCTTGGACTTAACTGGATAAAGCTTGGATTGCAAGATGTACTTTACGACCCGAAAACAAAGGTAATATATACGCCTAATACAAATAAGACGGGCGTTATGAACACCGAGGCAATGTCAATGCGCAATGCCGAGGCGGAATAAAAGGAGGTAAACGTGAGAGTAGAAATAAGGGCGGATGGTGCGCACATAAGCGGATATGTGAATGCTACAGGCAAAACGAGTCAGCCGGTTATTACGCCGCGCGGCAAGGTTGTTGAAACGATAGAGCCGGGAGCATTTGAACGCGCGATAGAGCGGGCAAAGAATATAACTGTTACAGTTGACCACGAAACACACGTGTATGCCAGTGTGGAGGCACATACACTCAAACTATATGAGGATTACATAGGATTATATGCTGATGCGCTTATAACTGACCCCGAAGTAGTTGAGCATGGGCGAAATGGTGACATACGCGGCTGGTCGTTTGGTATGTTCAATGTTGTTGATGATATGGAGGAAAGAGCGGGGCAGCTGCCATTGAGGCACGTTAAGGATTTGGACCTTGACCATATAACGCTGGTAATAAACAAAACGCCGTGCTATTCCGCCACGAGTGTAGAGGTAAGGGCGGAAGGCGAAATAGAACTGGAAACACGAACAACAGAACAAAAGACGCAAATAACGGAGGAAAAGCCTCCGTTTTTTGATAACTCGGCTTACAGGGCACGAGTAGAAGCAACTAAAAAACAAAACGGAGGTAAGAAATGAACAAACTGAAGAAACTGAACGAACAGAGGGCAGAACAGCAGCGTGTAATGGATGAACTGATAAACTCTGCCGACAGCGAGAACAGGGCGCTGACAGCTGATGAGATAGCGAAGTTTGACGCGGCGGAAGCTGCCATAAAGGCTATCGATGAAACTATTAGCCGTGAGGAACGTGCACGTAAGGACGTGATAAGCCGTGGCGGCAATACTGAGATGGAAGAACGAGCGGCAAGGGATTCGCAGATGTTCTCCGACTACGTTCTGGGCCGCGTCACCGAAATGCGCACAGGCGAACAGAACGTGTCAATGGGTAACAATGGCGCAATAATCCCTACCACTATTGCGCACGAAATAATCAAGGAGGTTAAAGACCGCTGCCCTATACTCGAAGGCGCAAAGATATACCGTACTAAAGGCAAGCTGAAAATCCCTGTCTGGGGCAAGGCGAATACTACGCATAATATAAGTGTTGGCTATCAGAGCGAATTTACCGAACTGACTGCTGATGCAGGCAAGTTTGATAGTGTTGACCTTGATGGTTACCTTGCGGGCGCATTGGTGCTGTTAGGCCGCAGCGTGAGCAACAACGCCGATTTTAACGTGACTGATTTCATAGTCGATGAAATTGCAGAACAGATGGCTTATTTCATTGAGGGCGAATGCCTCAAGGGTTCCGGTTCTTCTGCTGCAACTGGCGCGCTTTCTACTACCACCAGCATGACCGCTGCATCGGCTACTGCTGTGACTGCGGATGAGCTTATAACTCTGCAGGCCAAGGTGAAACAGAGGTATCAACGCAATGCTTGCTGGACTATGCACCCCGATACTTTTACGGCGATAAAGAAACTGAAGGACGGTCAGAACCGCTATTTGCTTCAGGATGATTTTTCGGGTGAGTTCCCGTATCGTCTGCTTGGCAAGCCCGTATACCTTTCTGACAATATGCCTGCCATGGCGGCGAGCAGCAAAGCTATACTTTACGGCGATTACAGCGGCCTGAGCGTAAATATACGTGAAGATATTTCCATTGAGGTGCTGCGTGAGAAGTATGCTACCCAGCATGCTATCGGCGTGGTGGGCTGGTTCGAGTTCGATGCTAAGGTATCGGATAATAGGCGGCTTGCGACTCTGGTAATGAAGTCTGCTTAATTGGCTATGAAGCTGAGTGAAATAACTGCGGACGATGTAGTTAGTTATCTGCGTCTTGAAGGTGCGCCATGTGATTATGACCATTTGCATGCGTCCATGGCGGCCGCCAAGGCGTATATATCAAGCTATACGGGTATACCGCAATCAGGCGAAGGCGAAACACTGGATGATTATGAAGACATATATCTTGCGTTTATGGTGCTCTGCCAAGATGCATATGACAACCGCGCTTATGTTGCTGACGGTACGGCAGCCAACCGCGTTGTATGCAGCATATTGGATATGCATGCGAGGAACCTGATATGATTATTGACCCGGGCAAGATGGATAGGCTTATATCCGTATTAAAGTACGAAAACGGTGTATGGCGAGAGACGGGACGGTTGTGGGCAAAGGTTGAATACACGGCAAAAATAGTATATTCGGCCTTTGCTGCCGGTTCGGATGGGTACAAAGTTACTATACGCAAAAACGGACTTGTGGGGCTTGAGTCAGCGTTGGAAATTGAGGGCGAACATTGCATGATAACCACGTTTGAAACAAGCCCACGGTCGAATTGCATTATGCTATCCGTAGCTAAACTTGCACCGGTGGAATGCATATTGCGCCGTCAAGGCGTGGATACAGGCACTTTTTACGGGATATTTGCCGAAAAATATGTGCGATTTGAACAT